GAACAATGCGAAAGTAACTGCTGGATGGCAGAAGATGCTTTTGGTTATGTATCCAAAATAGACAGAGACGATGTTTGGAGTAAATCCACAAGCGATCCTAAAGTAAAAAAGAACATTCTTGTAGTAGATGATATTAACGATACTGGTGCTACATTTGCCTGGATTAAACAGGATTGGCAAAGCGGCTGTTTACCAGACGATCCAAACTGGGACACTGTATGGGGCCAGAATGTTCGTTTTGCTGTTATGACAGAAAATTTATCTAGCGAGTTTGAAGAAGTAAACTATCACTGGCACGAAGTAAACAAAGCCGAAGATGATGTTTGGCTTGTATATCCATGGGAGTATGAAAAATGAGTTGTGGTTGTGGAAGATCGCCAACAGGAAGATGTATTGGTTGGCACAATTTAACAGAGGAGCAATACCTCGAAAAAAAAGCACAATATGAAGAAAGACAGAGACAGAAGGAATCAAAGGAATGAAAGAACAACTAGTAAAGGCAGCACGGATGCACGCCGAAGGTGAGCTAGAACGTGCAAAAACAAACATTATGGTTTATATGAATCAAAGTGTCGGTATCGGTGAACACAGCGATATTGTCGAAGCTATCCAAGAAGAATTAGATAAAATGGCAGCAGCAGAAGATCGTATCGAGATGTTAAACAAACATTTTGCTTGACAAAAACCTAAATATATGGTACAATACTAGTATGTGTTGTACCATATATTACGACATCCACGTCGATAACTCGGAGAAAGAAATTGAGTAAAGCAGAACAAATTAAAGCAAAACTAGAAGATGCTGGCATCCGCTATTGGGCCGGCGATAACATTTCAGAAGTATTACAAGCGGGCGATAAAGAAGCACTGATTGAAGAAGCAACTGTAGCATTTGAAGGTGTGTTAGACACACTACTAATTGATCGACACACAGATCCTAACTCTAAAGGTACAGCACGGCGTCTTGCTAAAATGTACTTTAATGAAATTATGGCAGGACGTTATGATCCTATGCCAACCGCAACAGCATTTCCTAATCACGAAGATGACCGTTATGAAGGCATGCTAGTAGTTCGTTCAGAACTAAAGAGCATGTGTTCGCATCATCACCAGCCAGTGGGCGGTGTAGCATACATTGGTATTATTGCAGGTCCTAAGTTAATTGGTTTGAGTAAATACACACGAATTGCACAGTGGTGCGCTAGACGTGGTACACTGCAAGAAGAACTTGCAAATGATATTGCACGTGAAATACGCAAAGCAACAGGTGCTGATCACTTAGGCGTTTATATCCAAGCAACACATGGTTGCTGTGAGAATCGCGGTATTATGGCACATAGCAGTCTTACACAAACTACTGTATTAAAAGGCAGCTTTAAGAGCGATCCAGGTACAAAGAAAGAGTTCTTTGATAACATCAAACTGCAACAGGAATTTGCACCGAGATGACAAAAAAGAAAATATATAAAAAAATAATAAACCCTACTAAAATGCAGTCTATAAGAACTCCAGACTGGATTGATTTATACCATGAGTATTATGAATTCGATAATAGAATTGTTAAAATTTTTTCTTTACAAAAAAATGGTTATAAAATTAATATGGAACTTATTGAAGGATTTCGGTTAGACGACTGGAGCAAAATAGATCAGTTGTCATGGGATGAAAAAATTTTTATTTTACACGAAATTGCAGATATATTTAATAAACACTTAAAATTTAAAAGTAAGTATTTGTCAAAAGGCGAAATATTTTACCATAATGATTATGTTTTGTGTAATATTTGGTATTGCAATGGTGTTGTAAAATTGCTAGATCCTGAAAGTTTTATAAAATTAGATTTACAAGATAAAAAAGAACTCGGATCAAGATATTTTGGAAATTGTTTTGAAGCACTAAGTACTTTTAGATCAGCTATAACGGAAATTAAAAATGGGTAAATTATATGCATTTGGATGTAGTCTTACGTTCGGTCACGGTTTAAGAGACTGTTGGGATTATAAAAACAAGAATGTCGGTGATGAGCCTAGCAAATATGCCTGGCCACAACTACTTGCAAACAAATTAGGACGCAGATGTGTAAATCTTTCAATACCGGGTGCAAGTAATAAAGAGATAGTTTATCTGTTAAGTAATCACATAGATAAAATAACTACAGATGATATTGTCTATATTAAATGGTCGTATGCACCTAGATGGGGAGTTATTCGACCTAGTGGCGGAATGGCACATATAAAACAAGACAGTAAGTTATATAAAAGATGGATTAGAGATTTTTATACAGACGAAGACGGTATGTGGCTTACTGCAACTTTTATAGACTATGCTGAACTGCTGTTAGAAAAAAATAATATTAAGCATTTTTTCTTAACTGCTGACGCTTATTATCCAAGAGCATTAAATTGTAAATATGCAAAATTTGTAAAAAAAGGAAGTATTAATTTTTATAGAGGCAAATACCCTAAGGCCCTAGATAATGCTCATCCTGGAGAACTAGCACATTTTTATTACAGTGAACATGTATACAATAGAACAAAGGACTTAATATGAAATTAAGATATTCAGAAGCATTTTACAGCGTACAAGGCGAAGGCAAGTTTGTAGGAGTACCTAGTGTATTCCTGCGCACTTTTGGTTGTAACTTCCGCTGTATGAACTTTGGGGTTGACAAAAGTGTAGGCGATCGTTGGGAACAACACGCACGAGGCGAACGTTACAATGCAGAAGTAAAAGCATTGCTCGACGCAGGTGTACATGAAACTACAGAAAAATTTGAGGACTTGCCTATTGTACACACAGGTTGTGATACATATGCAAGTATCTATCCAGAGTTTAAAGACTTTAACAAATTGGCTACTATTGATGAAGTAGTAGAACACTTGCTTAGTTTGTTGCCCGAAGGCAAATGGACTATGGACAATGGACAAGATGTTCATCTTATCCTTACAGGCGGTGAGCCACTACTTGCTTGGCAGCGACTCTATGTAGAGTTGTTTGAACATCCTAAAATGAAGGACTTAAAAAATGTCACAATTGAAACTAATACTACACAATCTTTACACGATGACTTCTTCAATTATCTCAACGATAACGATAGAATTCAAGTCACATTTAGCTGCTCACCAAAGCTCTCCGTTTCTGGGGAATCTTGGAGTGATGCTATTAAGCCTGACGTTGCTCGTGAGTATTCCTGTGTGGATGGCAGTGATATGTATTTCAAGTTTGTTGTTGCTACTATGGATGACTTTGACGAAGTTGGTCGTGCTGTTGAAGAATATCGTGCTGTCGGCATTAAGTGTCCAGTATATCTTATGCCGCTTGGAGGACGCTCGGAAGAGTACAGTCTCAACGTTAAAGACGTGGCAGAAGCGTGTATGGAACGAGGATGGCGATTCAGCCCCCGACTCCACATATCACTATTCGGGAATGCCTGGGGGACTTAGCAAGGAAGACTATGAACTTCTGCAAGGCAAAAAGATTACAGAAGATCGATATAATAAAATAAGGAAGAAATTATGAAAGATCCTAAAGTAACAGAAATGGTTAAAGAACTTAACAATCTTGTTAAAGATCTTAATAAATTAAATATTAAACTTTATAAACAAGGTGTATCATATAGACTCCACGACGGATATAATGAAACATCAGAATCTAAAGAATTTGAAATTCAATACTTAAAGCAAACGGTGGAATACTAATGGGATGGTGGAACAGACTCGTAAGAGATAAAAAACTAGAGCAGGCTACAGAAGAAGTAAAGACTGCTGAAGAACTGCGTCGAGAAGCACTTGAAAAAGAAAAAGAAGCGGCTACTGCAAAAGGCGAACCTTGGGTTGCTGTACTTGATACTCAAGTAAACCCTGATAACATTCGAAATGGATTTTTTGAGCTCGACTGGAACAACGAGTTTATCGAACAACTTCTTGATGCTGGTTATTCGGGCGAAACAAACGAACAGATTGTTGATCAATGGTTTAGGACTATCGTAAGTCAGATGTTAAGCGAAGAAGGCGAAAGCGCAGATAGAGATATGGGTTATATTAATGTTGTACCAATTGACAAAGGTAAATCAGAAGTTAGTTGACAAATATAATATATTGTGTTATATTATAAGCAATACAAATAAACTAAAGGCTTACAAATGGCAACTTATGTACTAGTTGATACACTTAATACTTTTTTTAGAGCAAGACACGTTGTACGTGGTGATATCGATACTAAAGTAGGTATGGCAATACATATTACACTTAACAGTATTAAAAAAGCATGGAACGACTTTGACGCAGATCATGTTGTGTTCTGCTTAGAAGGACGTAGTTGGCGTAAAGATTTTTATGAGCCATACAAGCGTAACCGTAAAGAAACTCGCGATGCAATGACTCCTGCACAAGCAGAAGAAGATAAAGTGTTCTTTGAAATATTTGATGAATTTAAAAACTTTGTTACAGATAAAACTAATTGCACAGTCTTACAAAATCCTGTATTAGAAGCAGATGATCTTATTGCAGGATGGGTGCAAAATCATCCTAACGACAATCATGTTATTATTTCAACTGACGGTGACTTTGCACAGTTAATTGCTCCTAATGTAAAACAGTACAACGGTGTAAGCAATACAATTATTACACACGAAGGTTACTTTGACGATAAAAAACGTGAACCAATAATAGATAAAAAGACAGGTGAGCCAAAGCCTGCTCCTGATCCTGCGTTTATGCTTTTTGAAAAATGTATGCGTGGAGATACAAGCGATAACGTGTTTAGTGCTTATCCTGGTGTGCGCAAGAAAGGTACAAAGAATAAAGTAGGTTTGTTAGAAGCATTTGCTGACAAAGAAAACAAAGGCTACAACTGGAATAATATGATGCTACAGCGTTGGATAGACCATAACGGTGACGAGCATCGTGTGCTAGATGATTATACACGTAACGTTACATTGTGTGATCTTACAGCACAACCAGACCACATTAGACAAGAAATAAATACTACTATCCAATCCACAGATAGTAAAAATATTACACAAGTTGGCATGCGACTTATGAAGTTCTGTGCTAAGTGGGATATGCAACGCATTGCAGATCAAGCAGCCACTTATGCAGAACCATTACAAGCGAGATATCAAAAATGAGCATACGAGCAAAAGAGATTTTAAAAAATAAATTTTGGATTTTAGAAGAAAAAGGTTCAAAAATTGGTACACTGAGTTATGACGACGAACGTTATATGTTTAGTACACCAGAAAAGCAAACGTTTTTTAATGATACTACAAGTTTAAAAAAACAATTAGGAAAGACACTTTTTGCAGAATCTATTACAGAACACGTTCCTAGTGATAAAGACGTCCACGGTTATCCTACAAATGTAGTACCATGTAATAGTGTTTACGATGTAAAAAGAAAATTGCCATTATTTACAAAAAGTAAAAAATCAACAAGTTTATATTGTGCAGGTTATTATGTCATTAAATTTGAAAAAGGTTGGGTTAAAAGTTTTTGTCCTAAATTAATTACATTAGATAGATATCCTTACCAAGGACCTTTTGTAACTGATTTAGAAATGAAGCATAAGCTCAGTCTAGCAAATAAAAAGGATAAGGCATGAAAGAAGCTCTAAATACTATCCCTATTGAAAAATTTATACAACAAGTAAAAACTGCTGATAGTTCCAATCAAAAAGAAATACGTATAGATATTCAAAATGCAAAAAAAATTGCATTTACACTAGGAGAGGTACTTGCAAGACTAAATGGCGATTTAGAATCGTTACTTGCAAAAGATAAAAATACAGAAGAAGTTATAGAAATTGTAATGCAGGGTAAAGAGTTTTAGATTTTTTGAGATAAATATATGCGTATATAATTATTAAGGAACGCATATGAGTAGACCTAAACCTACTGTTATACTCGAAAAAATAGATAAAACAACATATAAAAGCGAACAAGTTTTAGAAGCAGAAGCTATTTGGGCTGTATTTTATCAGGACAGACCTTTCAACTTAAAAACACTAAATGTTATTACAAATTATCCAGGGCCTAAGTATAAAAAAGTTTCTTTCTCTAATCCTGGTCACGCATTAAATCTTGCAAAAAAACTTAACAGGACTTATAACTGTAATGACTTTGCTGTTTATAAATTAACAGCCGGCGAACGTATAGAAGAATGAATCCGAAATACAAATATACAAAAGTATTTTTACATCAGCAAGGGAAAAGTACAGACGAAATTTCTATTAAACAACACATTCCTTTATGGTGGAAGAACATACGAAACAAAGACGTAGGAGGACTACGTCTTACAGAAGCAGGATTCGACTTACTAACAGAACTAGATATAAAAGTTTACGAGGTTGCTTTTCCAAAAGATAAAGATCTTTCTGTTCATGCAATAATTTTTTTAGATCAATTTATTGACTGTCCATATTATCTAACGCCGTGGAGCATATATGTTACTAATGAAAAGAAAGCAGTAGAATTAACGTTATTTTCAGGTGACATTAACCGATACGGATTGACAAAAACAATGGAAAAATTCTCCAAAAAAGATTGACATTACACTCATTATATATTATATTAGTAGTATAGTTTAACACAGAGGACAAGTTAATGGAAAATATTGCTACACGTACTGTAACGCCTAACAACGCAAAACGTAGTATTATGAGGGCTTTCGATAAAAAACGTCCTATCTTTTTATGGGGACCTCCAGGTATTGGTAAGTCGGATATTGTTGCTCAGGTAACAAATAGTTTACCTAATTCACATTTAATCGATATTCGTTTGAGTTTATGGGAACCAACAGATATCAAAGGCATTCCGTATTTTGATAGTAACGCTAACAAAATGGTTTGGGGTGCTCCAGCAGAATTACCAGACGAAGAAATGGCAGCACAATACGACAATATTGTAGTCTTCTTAGATGAAATGAACTCTGCAGCTCCTGCTGTACAAGCAGCAGCATATCAATTGATTTTAAATCGTCGTGTAGGACAGTATAAACTTCCAGATAACGTAATTATTATTGCGGCAGGTAACCGCGAAGCAGACAAAGGCGTTACATATCGTATGCCTGCTCCGTTGGCTAACCGCTTTGTTCACTTGGAACTTGAAGTTAACTTCGATGACTGGTTTGGTTGGGCTGTACAAAATGATATCCACAAAGATGTTGTAGGATATTTGACATTTGCAAAGAAAGACTTGTATGATTTTGATCCTCGCTCTCCAAGTCGTAGTTTTGCAACACCTCGTTCTTGGTCTTTTGTATCAGAATTGCTCGAAGACGATGACGAAGAAACAACAACAGATCTTGTGTCAGGGTCTGTTGGCGAAGGACTAGCTGTTAAATTTATGGCACATCGTAAAATTGCTGGACAGATGCCTAATCCAACTGAAATTCTTGCAGGCAAAGTAAAAGAACTTAAAAACAAAGAAATTAGTGCTATGTACTCGTTAACTGTTTCTTTGTGCTACGAACTTAAAGAAGCATCTAATAAAGGCGATAAGAAGTTTGACGATAAAGTAAACAACTTCTTACGCTTTGCAATGGATAATTTTGATACAGAACTTGTTGTAATGGGTATTAAACTTGCACTTACACAGTATCAACTACCGATTGATCCTGACGAAGTTGAGTGTTTTGACGAGTTCCATGATCGTTTTGGTAAGTACATTACAGCAGCCCAATCAGCTTAAGGAATAATCAATGTTTGATTTAGACGTACTTTATAATGTAGAAGGTAAAAAAAACTGGACACCTGATCCTAATATTACACCTGAGCAATTGGACGAAATGCGAACTGATGTACTAGATCGCATTATTGTTGCTCGTGTAGGATTATTGCTACGTCATCCTTTCTTTGGCAATATGGCAACTCGTTTACGTATTAAATCAGCAGACGATTGGTGTCCTACTGCTGCCGTAGATGGTCGTAATTTGTACTTTAACACTCAATTCTTTAATGCAATGAATAATAAAGAAATTGAGTTTGTTATTGCGCACGAAATTCTACACTGCGTATTTGACCATCTTACACGTAGAGAAGATAGAGAAGCAACTATTTTTAATATTGCGGCAGACTATATTGTAAACAATACGTTAGTACGTGATCGTATTGGTGAAAAACCTAAGATTGTAGACTGTTTCCAAGATTTCAAATACGAAGGGTGGACTTCTGAAGAAGTATATGACGACATCTTTAAAAAGTATGACGAACAAGAATTAGAGCAGCTTGGCGAATTATTAGACGAACATATCGACTGGGAAGACAGCGGTGACGGCGACGGTGATTCTAAAGGTCAAGAAGGCGACGAAGAAGGCAAAAGCAAAAGTCGTCCTAGTTACTCTAAAGAAGAACTTCGTAAGATTAGAGATGAAATTAAAGAAGGCATGATTAGTTCTGCACAATCAGCTGGCGCAGGAAATGTTCCAGGTGAGGTTGCACGTATGATCAAACAATTAACCGAACCTAAAATGAACTGGCGTGAGCTACTACGTCAGCAAATTCAAAGCACAATTAGAAGTGATTTTACATTTGTACGTCCAAGTCGTAAGGGTTGGCATACTGGTGCAGTACTTCCTGGTATGAATTTTGAAGAAACAATTGATCTTTGCATTGCACTAGATATGAGCGGGTCGATTGGTGATGACCAAGCTAGAGATTTCTTAAGCGAAATTAAAGGCATTATGGATGAGTATAAAGACTATAATATTAAATTATGGTGTTTTGATACTGCTGTATATAATGAACAAGATTTTCGTGCAGACGGTGGCGACGACATTACAGAATATGATATCATCGGCGGTGGCGGTACTGACTTTATGGCGAACTGGACATACATGAAAGAGAATGATATTCAGCCTAAGAAGTTTATTATGTTTACAGATGGTTATGCATGGGATAGTTGGGGAGACCCAGATTACTGTGATACAGTGTTTGTAATTCATAGTAATTATCAAAAAAATCTAGAGGCACCATTTGGAGTTACAGCACACTATGAAGATGCCGCCTAACCCGCATAATTTGTTAGGAACAAGAAAACTTCCTATTATACCAGATTATTTTGAAACACTTAACATAGAGTATAAGTATAATACTGTTGACGCTGTTGATAAGTGGATATATAGTAATCTAAAAGGAAGATATGCTATTTGTAAAAGTGTAAATATATCGGACACTACAAATAAAATCGAAACCGTTGTAAAAATAGGGTTCGAAAATGAGAAAGAGGCCAGTTACTTCTTACTAGCTTGTCCACTTTTGAAATACAACTAAAATACAGTAGATATATATTATTAACAAAAAGGAGAAACTATATGTCTGAAACTACTGAAACTCAAGCAACAACTGATGTTGCAGAAGAACTTGCTGCAAATGCACAAGAAGCTCAAGGTGAGCAAAACACTGATCTAAGTATTGGTGATCTAAACGCACTTAAAACAATTATTGATGTAGCAAGTGCTCGTGGCGCATTCCGTCCAACCGAAATGGAAGCAGTAGGTAAAACTTACACACGTCTTAACAACTTCCTAATTGCTGTACAAGCACAACAACAGCAAGCAGGTGAAGGCGAAGCACCAGCAGAAGGTACAACCGAAGGAGCATAATATGGCCTTAAAACACGTAGGCAGAATTGCCTCAAGTAGAAAAAAGGTCGGAGTTGCTTTTAGAACATTACCAGGTGAGCCAGAGTCTTGCCTGGTAATTCCAACAGAGGCACTAAGTGCTGAAGAGCATGACTCTCTTATGAAAGTTATTGAATCAAATGCAGGTCAATCCGCAAACGAGTTAGGCGAAGCATTAGATCGATCACGTTTGCCAGATGGTAGAAATATGCTACAAGCATTTCATAAGTTTGGAAAATTTCTAAAATATCCGACTAAAGATATCGAAATGACCCCAGATACTACAAACGTCTTAAATTTAGCAGAACTTAATCAAATGATTGCCGACCAAAAAGGTATCACTATTGCTGAATTAGCAGGCGGAGAAACGCCAACTGAACCCGATCAAGCAACTGCTGAAAGTGTTTATTTGGAAGAGCCGAGTACATCAGAAGGCGTATTGTCAGATGCTGATCTAGCAAAACAATATAGATCACAAGCAGACGCTTTGTATAAAGAAGCAGCTGATCTAAGAAGAAAGGCTGAAGAACTTGTGCCAACTAAAAAGGCCACTAAGAAAAGTGTCAGCACGGTCGAGTAAACTACCGCAAGACGTAATTGATCACTGGCCGGAGATACTCAAAGATGTGGATGTTTCAGTAGTTCCACTTGAGTATCTCCATAGTATGCGAATTATCTTCACAGACGGAAAAGTTTGGGAGGTAGATATACAAAAAAGTTTACAATCTCCAAGATCGTCGAACATAGAAGACGAAATCGAAGCATTAATTGAAGAATATAATGATGTGATTGATAATATTGATTTTAGACTTAATGTCGAAAAAGTAAAACATGATATTACTAAAAGAACTAAATTTTTTCTTAAAAAAGGAAAATAACTTATCTTGCTATATTTGATAAATACTTTATAAGAATTACTTCTGTGGGAGATTAATATGCCGCTAAGAGTACGTCGTGGTACAAATGCTGAAAGACAAACAATAACACCTGAACAAGGTGAACTCATCTATACAACTGATACAAAAAAATTATATATCGGAGATGGAGTAAACACAGGAGGACTTCCTGTAACAGGTGATCCGTTTTTAGGATTAGATAATATAGTAGAAGACCAATCACCAGAACTAGGTGGTAATTTGTCTATGAATAATTTTGATATTGTAGGCAATGGCAATATTAACACTACAGGCGAAATAACAACTAATAAATTAATTTTACAATCTGGAAACGGTTCTGGTTTAGGTAGTAATTTAATTCCCGTAAGTAATAACTCTCTTACACTTGGTAATGCACAAAAACGTTTTAGAAACATTTATGCAACAACAATTAATGTAGATGGAGAACTAAATCTTGCTAGTGTAAATGCAGATATTGTTGGAGACGACAGTACAATATTAATAGATTCAGCAACATCACGCATTACTACTAGTCAACTAGCACAAGCAAGTGCAACAGACGGACAAATTTTAAAATGGAATCAGTCTAACAACAGATGGCAACCTGCAACTAATAGTGTAGCACTAATTTCAGATGTAGATGCAACTAATCCTACAGATGGACAGATTTTAGCATATAATTCAAATACGAATACATGGGTTGCTCAAGACAATGTATCAAGTGGTTCTGGACTTATTGAAGGTAATACTTATAATATAGATATTACAGGAAGTATTTTCAGGGATGATTCATCTATTATGGTAAACACTCAAACCGGACAAATTACAGGCGACTTAAAGGGAAGCGTGTTTGCCGATGATTCAACTGTATTATTAGATGCTATTTCTTCTACTCTAAATGCAGAAACAGCAAATATAAATGACACATTGACAGCAACAAATATAGTTGGTACATTAGTCGGTGCTGTAGTTGGTCCTGTTACAGGAGATTTAGTAGGACAAACTGTCGGATTGCATAGAGGAGATGTAATTGGTAGTGTATTTGGTCGAGACTCGTCTGCTATGGTCGACGCCGATGATCAAACAATGGTTGCAAATCATATTACACTTGACGAAGTAAGAAGTGCATCTAATGCTGTTACAATTACAAATCCTACTGGTATTACAGAATTTAGAGTAGAAACTGTAAATGCTAGAAGCAGATTAAACGTATATGTTACTGCGCCAGACGATGTAACTGACTTATCAACATATACAGGTAACTATGGTGTTTTAAACTTTGGTT